GTACATAATTTTCCCCTGTTAGCGCAACAAATTGTTGCAATTAAATATTAGGTTAAATTTGTGTCAGTCAAATGTCCTTTTTGAAGACTCCGTTGGGCAAAAGAGTGCCCCTACGATTTTTAATCTGATCGTATGCAACTTCCATACAGTCTACCAAATTAATGTCTTGAAGAGCGCAATAATTGACAAGACAGACCATGACATCGCCAACAGCGTCCACAATAGCTTCCTCGTCATTTTTAATGGTCGCATCTGCTAATTCCCCCATTTCAGACACAGCTTTGAGTAATTGAGACTCTGGATTACTGTTTTGAATAATCTTACGAGCTTCTGCCCACTGGATTATTTTCATTTCTATATCGGCATAAGACATTGCTATTCCTCCAAAAATGGATCACCAAAGTTGGACATTATTCCAGTTTTGGTATTAAGTAAGTAATCACCTTGTTTGACAATTAATTCGCCATCAGGAGATAAGTAATTATCGCCTATTTTAGTAAATACCCGCCCATCTTGTGTCAAACGCATCATGGACGTTTCGGTATAAAGCTGCCCAGAAAAGATATCAACAATAGATTTCATACTATCCTCCATACAGTCATGTTGCGGCCATTAGGACCCATTACACGCAGTCCTGAGTCTTCGATAAACCCTTTCTCAACCAAAGTAGAGCGTCTAGCCCTGTAAGTTGATTTATGGGTTTTGAAGTATTCATTCATTTCATCATCGGTAAACCCTAGTTTTCCACGCATGGTAGCGTATTCATAAACCATGTTTTCGATGTTTGGCAAAGCGGGAATAATGCTTTGAGCAGCCTCAATTGAGGTGTCTTTTGCATTTTTACGAAACAACTTAAATAAATTAAACATTACTTTCTCCTAAAGGTGGGGGGATTACTGTTCGTCCGCAAGCTTGAAATGCCTTTGCGCAGCTTTCCCCCCAAGGGTTACTTTACATCAAAAAGGAATATCTGATTCCATGTCATCAAAACCACTGCCCTTAGTTTTTCGGGTGGGAGTAGAACTTTGACGGGCGGGTTTCTCGCCATCAAATGGCTCACGGGCATTGATCCATCCATCCCATGCACCTACGGGCATTGTGTCCATCTTGAATGAGATGTTACCCTCATCATTGATAAACACTGAACCGCATTTGGAATAGCGTTTCTTCATGTCACCAGTTTTTGGGTCTTTGTATTCACCCACTGTTGCAATTGCGTCTAAGCGTTTCATGTACTTTCCTTCATTTTTTCTTTATAGGCTTTGATAGCCGACCTTACCTTACTGTCTGGCTTGAGAGTATCCCAAACCCTGATGCGAACTTCGTTATCCGTAATGGATTCCCATTCGCCATACATACCAGCTTCATCACCAGCATCGTATCTTTCTTTGATGGCAGCTACCACTGCATCAATAATCCCTGTATCAAGCTCTGGCAGGTCTTCACCCGCATAGATATACAGTCCTAGGCCATGGAGGCTTAGAGCCTTGGTCATGCACCGCATGATGGATGTATTCACTGCAAACGCATCAGGCGCAATGATGGCCTTGTTGCGGTGATCCATCACAGGCAGTTGGCAGGTCATAGGTTTGCCAAACATAGTGACTGTCACCCAGACCATGTAAGTGCCATTGATTTCTGTATAGCACTTGTCACCAAACATCTGTACTTGGAAGTGAGCTTGTGGATCAGCCCTAAGAGCTTGATCCCATGCCCAAGCCCATGACAAATATGTCAGGTTGCCTTTTTTCTCTGTATGCTCGTTTACGTTTAGTTTGAGCAAGTCATTTACTGTCATGTTATACCTTGTGGTTTTTGAATGCATTGTCATATTCTTCCTTGATGATTTCTAGTTGAGTGTTGTCATCAAGGTCTTTGAAATCTACCCAATCCATCTCACCACAACAGACAAACTTTTGTCCTTTGGGTTGAACGCAATATGGGCAGTACTTTGTATAGGCGTACTCTTCTTTGTATTCGATGATGTAGTTGTTCACGATATCACCCTGCCTATCAAATAGGTTTTGGAGTTTCAAGTCTTTCTACCTTTTTGGCCAACAACCAATTGTCGCCAAGATAGCGCACAGAGCGAATCCATTGACGTTGGTAGCTGCGAATTGTTTGGGGGGGTGCATCATACGTCATAAACAATTGACGAACATGAATAAGTGTTTTTGTTTTCATTACTTTCTCCTTAAATTAAAACTTTGATTTCTGCTGGATCATTGTTTGCGTACAGTTTAATTCTTAAATTACCATTTGCTGATTCAATAAAAATTTCTCTGTAGCTGCCTAAAGTTCTTTCTTCTATAGAAGTGATTTCTATATCTAAAACTTTTGTTATTTCAATTTCCATTGAGTTTGTCATTTTACTTTCTCCTTAGTGAAGTGAATCATATGCTTTGTTATACAAGAGGTCGCCATTGTCTTCTGTGAGTTTGTTAAGCTCATCATCTGTCAATGGAGTGCCATCCTCGTAGCAAGCGTAACTGAAATACGCATCTGAAAAATCAGGATAATCCCTACTATCGACACCATCTACTTCGATGTCTACCACGTTTCTGCCGTTTAGTGTTGCCATTACTTTCTCCTTAAAGAGCCTCTAATGTGCCACGACTTTTAAATTATTTGTATTAGGATAAACCCTAATAGACAAACAAAAAAACAACACTAATATTCTGCGTATGAACATTGAACAAACCGAACACGATTGCGCCCAAGCCCTATTGGCTTACGCCTATAACTTGGTTATAACTTATAGCCAACCTGACGACAGAGATGCCGCCATTGTTGCTTTACTATGCAAAGCCTTAGAGCTTCACACCGATAAATCCATCAACATTTCAGGAATGTACAAATGAGCCAAGCGTTAGTAATCAATGCCCTACAAAATGGTCCTTTAACCTCTTATGAGGTGGTCAATTTAACTGGTATGACCAAGTCTACAGTTCTGTCTACGGCCAAGAAATTACGCTACAAAGGTGAGCTAACAACAAGACAGGTCAAGTTTGGTCGCTACTGGGTGGCAGAGTACACTTTAACGAACCCAATATGGGAGCAAAAACAAAGTGAGCCTGAAGACAAACTAAACCCCTTTGATATCAGGAACGCAAAGGGTATATTTACCCCTGCTGAGTACAGAATAATGAATGCCCATGCTAGAAGCTTTTACAAGGGCAATCCCACCTTTACAACCTATTCAAAGGCGGTTTCTAGTGAAAACAACCGACAAGTTTGACCCTGCCGTTCAGTGTGTGGGTAAGCATCCATTTCCAACATTTACCATAGCCGAATCCACAATTTCTAAAAAAAGAGATAATTCTTTTCAGATATACAAATGCCCATCATGTGGATTTTTCCATATTGGCCATTCAACAACTAAGCTTAGAAGCTTGAAGCGTAGTCAAAAATAGGTTATATTGTTTTGAAACACGGCTAGGTGGGGGGTAGCTACCCCACTGAAAAGAGTTAACCCTTCTCCTGCCGCAGTTTCTTTAAAGGGTGTTTAAAAAGCGGATTTTATGCACTACTACAAGTTCAACATAGCCGACTATCGGAAAGACACTAGTCATCTTTCAACGATTGAGCATGGTATTTATCGCCAATTAATTGATTGGTATTACCTTGATGAAAAGCCCATACCTTTGGAAACCCAAGTGGTTTCTCGTAGGTTACGTTTGGGTTCTGACATGGAGTTTTCATCCCTACAAAATGTACTGTCTGACTTCTTTAAAGAGGGTAAAACAGGGTATGTGCATAAGCGCATAGAAGTGGAGATCAAGGACTACCAAGAGCAAGTAGAGAAAAACAAGAACAATGGGAAGCTAGGTGGTAGGCCAAAGAAAACCCAGTCGGTTATTGATGGGTTACCAAATGAAAGCCAAAATAACCCTAACCATAAACCACTAACCATAAACCATAAACCAATAGATAAGAACAAGCGAGGCTCACGCCTCTCTTCAGATTTTCTTTTTACAGGTGAATGGTTAGCTTTTTGTAAAAAAGAAAGACCAGATCTAGAGCCATTACAGACTTTTGAAAAGTTCAAAGATTATTGGATTGCTCAACCTGGCCAAAAGGGTGTGAAGCTTGATTGGGAAGCTACATGGCGCAATTGGGTGAGAAGCACAAACGCACCCAAAATGAACCCTGCCGACATTGGTAGGGTAACTGTTGCACCATCAAACCTTCCTGACCCTGCTTTGGAAAAGATAAAGGCAGACGATAAAAAGGCTGCCCCCATACCATTTGAGGTATTGGCAAAGATGGCTGAGTTAAGGAGAAAAGCATGAATAAAAATGACATTATTTGCATGGCAGTTGAAGCTGGATGGGATGCCCAAGATGCTGAATTTGATATGCGAATACAAGCTTTTGCTTCTTTGATTGCAGATTTTGAAAAAGAAAAATGTATACAAAAACTTGAACAAGAATCAAATAAAAGAAAAATAGCATCACTTAAAGCTGAAAAATTAAACAAATACAAATTAAATAATGAAGCAATAGGTTTTTTTTGGGCTGCTAAATTTTTAATTATGGGAGAAAAGCTTGACATACGCAGACGCAATCAGAATCTTGGATAAGGTTAAAGACGGAGTGCCTTACCCAGAAAAAATAATACTGATGGCTTTGGAGCTTACTGGTGACTTTCAGCAGACGTAATATCCAAGGTCCTAGCGACAGGGTCATCCTAGAGCAAGCAGAGGCCAGAGAGCTATACCGCAATTGGGAATGGGGTAAGAACAGGGATCTTATCCGTGCCCGACTTGAGAGAGCAGAGCGTATTTATGGCTCTGGAGCAAGAGACAGAATCCGAGATTACATGAACCGAATTAAAGATGGGACACTTGCATGACATTTATGCTCACCTACATGGTTGAAGGCAATCCAGTTGGCAAAGGCCGTCCCAAGTTTGCAAGGCGGGGTAACTTTGTATCCACCTACACCCCTACCAAAACCCGAGATTACGAAACTGTAATAAATGATGCTGCTCGAAAAGCCATGGGAAGCAATGAAATCCTAGAAACGCCTGTAACAGTCGCAATCTACATCACAGTACCTATCCCTCAGTCCTATTCCAAAAAGCGCACAGAAGCCTGTTTAAACGGCTCTGAGAAGCCAATTAAGAAGCCTGACATCGATAATATTTCCAAATGCTTTTTAGATGCCATGAATGGTGCGGTCTACCATGACGATTCCCAAGTGTTAACCCTGCACATCACCAAGGTCTATGGCACTGTCGGCATGGTCGAAGTTATGGTCAGGGAAGATTTGGACTAAGGGTAAGTCCCTATATAAATAATCAAGATTTCAAGATATATTTAAGTTTTTAAAGGAGAAAGTAATGAACACAATTGATTTTCAAGCCACAACAGGCGGTGGTAGCGAAATAGTCCAAGTCACCATGTCATACGATGAAGACATTGACGGAATTTATGATGAAAACATTGAATCAGTCAAATTTGAGGGTGTAGAAGTAATTGGTTTGATTTCACCAGAGCAATTTGCAGAACTAGAAATTGAAGGTTGCAATGCCATCAATGAGAAAAAGATTTGGCAATTGGAGAATTACGAGCCATGAACACAACTATTCCTAAAACTTGCCCACCATGTAATGGAAATTGCAATCAAGGCAGAAACTGTCCACTGAGAAAATGAGCCTGATAAGCAACATCCCACCTGAAGCACTAGCCCAAGCGTGGGAAATTATGGAGCAAAGGCGCAAAGAGGCACTGTCTAAGAAATTGGGCAGACCTGTTGGCACATGGGGTGGTAAGCGTAAGGGTGCAGGAAAGCCTAGAACTTTGACTTACAACACTGTGGCCAAGCTTGAACTCAATTCAATTCAAAAGAAAGTTTTGACTGAAATGGGTGATGGCAGCATAGACAAAGGCATAGAAAAGTTAATCAACGAGGCAATGTAATGGAAAATCCCGCACATCTAGCAATCAACTTTATTCTGACAAACGCACCTAAATATGCCCAATCTAAGGCTACTAGGGTGCAATTAGAAGAGTATCGCAAGTCAAAAAAGGCCATACTGGCTTCTGAAGAAGAAGGGTCATTGGGTGCAAAAGAGATGTATGCCTATGCCCATCCGGACTATGTGGCACTGCTATTTCAGATCAAAGATGCAATTGCTGAAGAAGAGGAATTGCGTTGGAAGCTTGAGGCTGCCAAATTACGGGTGGAAGTGTGGAAAACTGAAGAGTACACAAAACGTGTGGAGATGAAGCTATGACACAAGATGAAATCATTGAGATGGCTAGACAGGCTGGAGTCAGAGATGACGAACATATCTTTGAGTTTAGCCAATACAAGTACCTAGAACGCTTTGCCAAGCTAGTAGCACAGCATGAGCGTGAGGCGTGTGCAAAGGTGTGTGAATCATGGCAAGAGTGGGGCGCAGATGGTGCACTACTTTCTAAAGCCATCCGAGCAAAGGGACAAGCATGACATGGCCATTTCCACCATTTCCCAATCCAAAACATAAAGACCAGCGCAAAGCTAAATTCAATCCTGATAACCATGAGGATGCCCCCAGATGAGCGGTTGGCGCAAACGTGGCTTTGGAAAGCATGAATATTACAGAGACAAAAAGCTTCTAGAATTGGCAGAAGGTGAGCCTTGTCTTTTACAGGTGGCCAAAAATTGTTTGGGGGGGGAGGGTTCCACAACTGTAGCTTGTCACTCCAACCTATTAATTCATGGCAAAGGTCGCTCAATTAAGGCAGATGACCATCATTCCGTGTGGGGGTGCTACCATTGCCACACATGGTTAGACTCTTCAAATACCGATTACGACACCAAAAATCTAGCATTTCAGGAAGCCTACAAAAGACAACTTCACGCATGGATGGATTTAGCAGATAATATAACCCTGCGACCTTGGCGCAGAGAAGCAGCAAGGCGTGTCTTAACCCACTTGGGAGTCCCATATGGACAATGAAATTGGTGATCTAATCCTGACCTTGTTGCACTCTGCGACCAACACCCACATTTTGCATTGGCAATCAAAATCCTATGCGGAACATAAAGCCCTTGGCACATTTTACGAAGAGTTACCAGGCAAGGTCGATGATCTAGTCGAAGCCATCCAAGGCAAGTTTGATTCAACTCTAGAATTCCCTGCGACATACCACACACCTGCCGACACTGGCAAACGTGAGTTGCATGAGTTGTCAGAGTACTTTGAGGAAAAGCGCAAAGTATTACCGCAGGATTCTGAGATACAGAACATTGCAGATGAAATCCAGCAGCTAATAGATTCGACACTTTATCTTCTGAGATTTCCATAATTAACCCTGACAAAAAAAGAGGCCCCAAAACTTTTTGAGGGGGGGGTCCTTTTGCAAATTGGCAGAACACGAGATAATCGACATAATATTATCGATATAATCGAAAAGTGGCGGGCACATAATCGAGATAATCAAAAAGTTAATGGGTATATTATCTCTCATATAATCCATTTCATTTAAAAAATGCTGTAAACCCTTGTTTTTATTGATAAAAGCACACCCAAGCACCACAGCGCAGCGCATAAGCGCAGACCACAGCGCAGCACCTGCAGCACCACACAGCGCAAAACCTGCCACTACAGGCACACAGACACCACACACAGCGCACCACAGGCACAGACAAGCCACACCCAGGCACACAGACAAGCGCACACACACCCAGCACCTGCAAGCCCTTAAAAACAGGCACACAGACAAAGCACAGCACCTGCCACACAGACAGACACAGCAAAGCCCTGCCAGACACCCAGCAAAGCGAAAAACAGGCACAGGGATAACCCAGCACCTGCAGACCAAAAAAAACCCGTAAAAACGGGCTTTTAAAGGTTTATTTAATTAATGCAGCGCATATGACACCACAGCATTAGACCAGCACAATCTGCAATCTTTGCACTCTCCATTCTGTGCAGGGGCTTTGCATACATTCCCCATGGGTTTTGATGTATGCACATTAGACACAGTCACACCAGCGATACCCTGCAGCGATACAGGCACAGTAACGGGCTTGTCAGGGTACATGGCAGACAAGCGCACAGTTAAATTTTTAGGGATTGCATTCTTTCCATGTTTTTCAATAAATGCCTTAATAATTCCGTATTCCCTAGTTGGCAGCCAGTGACTTGTTTTGGGTGTGGCAGCGCACACAGACACAATTTTCTCAAAATGTTCTAGGCTTTGCAGATCACCCGAATCATGCCAGCGAAAATAGGCATCATTTCCAATATGCGACACCATACCGGAAACCCAGTGTGCGCCTAATATGCTGTCTAAACGGGCAAATTGTGCAGGTTTAATATTATTCGCATACATTTTATAAAAACCTTTATCCGCATAGCACATAGAGCAAATAGAGCCTTTAATCTGTGCCATTTTGAAACCTGTTATGCAAGCCTCTGTTGGCAGACTGTAAGAGTTACAAGGCATTTTGCTTGTGCTTGTGAGAGTGCCACAGACAGTGGCAGCTTGTTTTTTGGTCATTGGGATAATGGGGATAATTCGCATAATGTTACTTTCGGTCTAGGTTTTGGGTGCAAAGCGCACCGCACAGACACCAGATATCTAGTGTCTGCAGGGTAAGCTTTACTTATCTAGCAGCAGGTTTTTTAAAAAAGGGATTGCATAACCTGTCAGATTAGACAATTCTCTTAATGTCATATTGGGATTATTGTCATATATGCGCTTGATATCTTCGAATGACAAGCCCGTAATTGATCGCTTTAATGTATAGGCCATTTTTAACCCCTAATTGTGAGAAAAAAGGCCAACATTAGGCCAACAGCCACAGCGGCTAAAATATCGTATATATCGTTTTTATCCATGGTGCGCACCTTAGATCTTTGTGGGTTTAATTGTCAGTGTCGCAGCACCTGTGCTGGTGTGCGCTGTGATCAATTGATAAGAGGGATTGAAATGCTCTGCGACAGCTTTCCAATCTGTAATTGTGCGCCCTGCGCTTTCGTATACAGTGGCACGATAAATAGAGCCTTCGTGCTTACCTGCGCCCTGCGCTTTAATGGCACTCTTAAGCATTTCAAGATTACCCTGCAGGGCTTTAATGTGAGAATCTAGCGATCCATACTGATCGACAAGGGCTTGCATTGTAGGATCAGTGGCAGCAGGTGCGAATGGTGCGAGTGCTGCAGCGATAAGAGGGTTTACGTTTTGCATGATATTTACTTTCGGGCTTAGTTAACACCTGGAACTACAGGCTTGCAGTAAATATAACGCTGCAAAACACAAAAAACACTAGGGACAAACCCTAATAAACACAGCTTTAAACCCTTAAGGGTTAACCCTAATACAATGTTAGTAGTCAATTACACTTGATTGTTTGGGATTATTCAAGATAATTTCAACAGGGCATAACCTGGCACACAGTGGCATAAGCAAGCAAGCCCCAAACTATGCATTTATTGCATAACCTTAGAACACCACAGACCTAGTATTTACAGGGCTTTGCACTGGGTTTGTCTGCATTGCCAGGCTTTTTAAGAGTGACTAAGTGAGTGGGCCCCTAGTGTTGCCCTTTTCCCTGCGCCCTCACACCCCCTAAATGAGAATGACTCTCATTCACAAACCCCCCATGGCACACACTAGGCACACACTGGTGGGGGGGGGGTAGCACTGGAACTGGTTCAAAAAGGGGGGGCCCACTCCCCCATCCCCGAAATTTCTCTAAAACTTTTCCTGTTGTACACAAACAACACTGCTCTTTAGGTAACTGTCTTGGTGGGGATTGTGTGATGGTTAACTGTGGACGAACTATGGCATCCACTGTTTTTTCTTCTTTAAAGAAGTAGCACCTTGTTTATCTAACTTAACCCTGATGGGCTCCACCTGTATGTTCCCGTTCATTGCTTACTAGAGAGACTGATGGATTCAGTACGTTTATCTGGGTTGGTAAGCTACCTGCCTTCCCAAGGGCTGGATGATGGCCCCGTAATCATTCTATTAGGGTTTCTACCTATAGCAAGTGGATAGCCTGTGGATAACTCTGTATAAGAATCCTATATAAAAATTTTTACTTAAAACTTTTTGGGTAGCTATAATTGTTTCGTTGGGACGTTAAGCCAGCATTCAAGGATGTCGATGCAAGATTTTTTCTGGCTTTCCATCTTGCTTTGCCAAAGACCAAATTGAGTCCCAATATCTTATATAGGAATAGCATGGAATGGACATTGGCACACCCACTGCATGATGTGGACGATATTGTGGACATGGCAGACTCAGTCTTTGGGCATGAGGCTGATGGCATACTCACTAGAGACAGAGCAGTATTCCGTAAACACGTTACTGTGGCCACTACTGTCCAACTGTTTGACAAGAGCAAAGAGTTTATTGCGGTCTGTCGTGGACCCAAAATAATTGACACTTTTCTAGGACAAGCAGAAGTTAATGATGCGCTGCTAGGTTACTGTTGGTTTGACAGAGGCGGGTATACCACCTATGCCAATGAAGAAATATCCAATGCCAAGTTCCACCATGTTGACTTAGAATTGAGTCCCCGCTTGCGTGTGCGCTTGATAAATGAGATGATTGACCAACATATACTGTGGGCAAGCCAATGGTATATACCAGTGGTATGTTCCACTTCTATTCGTGCCGAACATGATGGGTTTATGAAAATTCACAAGAAACGTGGGTTTAGTGTGAATGGCTCATATGCTTGGATTAGAACTGAAAAGGGTTTGGAATGTTTGAAGAAATAAGACCCGAAGGCTCTACAGTTACTTCTGAAGAACTCAAGAAGAAAGCCCGTGATTACGCCAAAGCCAAACGTGCCCAAAAGAAAGCTATGAAACTAGCCACAGGTCAGATTGAACCTAAAGCCATTGAAACTGTCCCTGTAGTGGATGAGTTTGACATGACCGCTTTTGTGCCTAGATCACAAGTTAAAGCTGGACGACCAAAATCTATTGTTAACAAAGTTACCGAGTATGGAGCTTTGTTTAATAAACTGAACGATGAGCGCACCTCTCGTGGACTGCCACCCCTTAAAACTGCCATGGAAGTCTTGATTGATGCCATGCAGTCAGATGAGCTAGATATCAAAGACAAAGCCAAGATTGCTGATAAACTGGCTCCGTTTGAATCTAGCCGTGCCCCTATCATTTCCGTAGAGCATATTCAAAATGTCACTAGGGAAGATGAAGGTGACGCAGAAGATGCGTTAAATGAGTTTATGGAATCTCTAAGAAAGGTGTAATATATGCCCTTGAAAAAGTCAAAAAGTCCCAAAGCTTTTTCCTCTAACGTCAAGACCGAGATGGAAGCGGGTAAACCGCAGAAACAGGCCGTGGCAATTGCTTACCAAATGAAACGGGATGCGGAACACAAACGTAAAGGTTCAAAATGAGTGGATATACATCTGGCAACAATGCCCCTACATTGATGGCTCAAGCCCCCAATCGTAAAGGTAATCAATCTAAGCGTGTGCCTGGCATGGCGGGTCCTTTGGGCGCAACTGCTGTAGTTGGTGGCAGCGGTGGCTTAAAGCAAGCTACTGGCAACCAAGGCGCACCTAAAACTGGTGGCTCTGTAACTTCTGGCCGTGGTCAAAAAGTTATGGTTGTTACTCATTGCGATTATGATGGTCGTGCTAAAAACACTGGCTACATGAATGCAGATCGTACTAACTATTTAAAGTGAGGCTAATATGTACGGACGAGTAATCAATGGTGGCGCACAAATGCGTAAAGGTGTCACTAAAGGCATCAACGATAAACTTACTGCTCATGCGGGTGAAGACTCTAGGCGTGAAGTAATAGCAGGTGCAGTGCGTAAAGCATTCACTGTTCGGAATTTGTCTGATCAAACGACAAATAACAGTAACAAAGGTAAATTTAAAACTCCTTCAGTTCCATCTAAAGTATAAGGAATAACATGGCAACGTATGATATTGACTCGCTCAAGGCAGATTTGCCGACAGCAAAAGAATTGGCTCAGTTTGTTTACGATAAAGTAAATGTTTCATTGGACCTTGTTGGTAAAAACAAAGAGGAACAATACACAGTCGCTAAGAATGCTCTTGAGGGTAAAAAAATTCCCTCAGAGTATTTGACTGAGGAAAATCCTTATGTGGACAAAAAGGATCAAATTCCTGCTGACCCTGTAAAGAAGCTTCCTAAACGTGACATTGATTTGCCCGATGAAGATTCATTGGTGCATTTCTTTGGTGCTACTAATATGCCACACCCACTTGATCCGCAATCGGATAAAAAGGTTCACATCAATTTTAAGAAGTACAACAACGGAGTTCTTACTTATCAAATTATGGGTCCATTGGAGCAAATTCCTTTTGGCACTAAAGTTAATAAGTATGGTCAAACAATTCCTGAAAAATATACATGGCTTGATCCCCGCACACCAGAACTTGTAATGCGTAGAGCTGATGGTACTTTGACTGAAAAAGGCCGTGGCTTATACACATTCTTGGTGGGCGAAAAAGGCGGTGGAGTTTGGTCGTTAATTGACAGAGACATTGTTAGCATTTCTGCAAAGAATATTGCTGATCCGTGGGCGTAATGGAAGACCCATCCAAAATCTTTCAAAGTAAACTTTCATCTCAAGCTGAAGTCTGTGCCCGTAAAGCCTTAGAGTGGTTGCAAAAAGACCTACAAGGACCACAGAAGCTTCAACCAGATGAGGTTTATTGGCTTTCCTATGCTGCACAAGTCTTGTTAAACATACGAGATAACTATGGCAAAAAGTGAAGCCAGTGACTATATTCTTCCGCTTTACAAAGATCGGGCAATAAAGCATTTAATTAAATTGGCTGGCGGCAAAGATGCCATCAAAAATCTTACTGCCGAACAATTAAAAGCAATGAAAGTTGCTAGAGACAAAATTGCAGAAGATATGCAATTTAATAGTCTCAAATGGTTTCGGCCATTTAAGTACCAACAAAAATTTTTTGACATGGGGGCTAAGTTCTCTAGGCGAGGTATGATTGCGGCTAATCGTGCAGGTAAAACAATTGCTTCTACCTACGAGACTGCCTATCATTTGACAGGACGTTATCCAAAAGATTGGAAAGGCGTAACGTGGGACAAACCCATTATTGCCATGTGTTCAGGCGAATCTTGGGAACAAGTTGCTAAAACTTTACAGTCCAAATTATTGGGTTGTGACGATATTAAGCAAAGTTACAAGTTAGGCACGGGATCTATTCCAAGGGAGTGCATTGATGACAAGTCAATCCGAACAGATGGAGCCAATGTTCTTGCCATTGAAATCTGGCATGAAACAGGAGGAAAGTCTAAGCTTTACTTTTCAAACTATACGCAACAAGTCCGACATTTGCAAGGTTTTGAATTGGACCTCGTGGTTCTTGATGAGCAGCCACCAGATGAGACTTTCTCAGAACTTGTTGTTCGTACAGCGTCCAGAAACGGGCAAGTTATCTGTTCGTTCACTCCACTTAAAGGTCTTTCGGGACTTGTCCGAAAGTTCTGGGACAACATTGACGGCTACTGCCACATCAGGGTTACTTGGGACGATATTCCTTACACCAATGAATGGGGAGAAGCATTCTTTCCCAAAAAAGAACGAGAACAATTAGCCCGAGATTTTATGCCTTGGGAACGGGATTGCCGCATAAATGGCATTCCATTGGTTGGCAAAGGCGTAGTGTTTCCCTTGCTTGAATGGCCAACTTACAAATCTGAAGACATTGACCTTAGAGTTAATGAAAAACTTGAAAGACTTATTAGCTTTGACTTGGGGATTAAGAATGACCCTACTGTTATATCTTTCTTTTTCCGCAATCCTGTGGAAGAAATTATTTATCTACACAAGCAAATTACCATTCCAAGCGGGGAAACCCCTGACGAATATGTCCATTATTTGCTAGACAGGGAATCAAGGGATGTTCCTATTGCACTACCGCACGATGCGGGGTTGGCAGGGCGGTATACTTTGACGGAACAGTCTGTGCGGGAAGTTTTTGAAGATTCCTATGGACTAAACTGTATTTCAGGTGCTATATTAAACCCACCTAACGATCAAGGCAAAGTAACTAACCATAAAGCCTATGGAATCAATATAATGCGTATGGGCATGGAACGTAAGACTTTAATGATTAACGAGTCATGCAAAGCATTTCTTGATGAGGCTAGAAATTACGCTATTGATGATGCGGGTAAGTTTTCTGATCCAGACGATCACATTGATTCTGCCCGTATTGGCATATTAGCGTTAATACAAGGTCATGGTGAATCTGTAGTAAGTAGGGCAAATAACTTTGCTTTTAGGCGAATTGAAGTGCCTGAAGGCAAAGTCCAAAGGATATAAAAATGCTAGATAAACAGAATGTAATCGTAGAAAACCTTGCAAGTTCATCTGGCAATCGTGGCCTTACCGAACAAGTCTGCCATGAAGTATATGTAAAAATGGTAGATTACTTGAGACTTACACAGTCCAAGAATACATACAATCGTTTTACTGATTACCATTACCTTAACATTCCAGTATCAAATTCCACAGAACCTATTCGTGGTATTGATTACATTCAGCCTATTGTTGCGCCTGGCATTGACTACGCTACTGCCGTTATCACCAAGTGCCTGATGCCCAATGGCAAAATCAATTTTGAGTTTGAACGATTCAGTGAGATGGATGGCGATCAAGCCCGTCAAGCCACTGAAATGGTCAAATATATGCTCAACAGTAAGAATGATTCTTATCAGGTCATTCGGGATTGGGCGCAAGATTCTTTGCTGCATAAAAACGGCATTGTGATGGTTTCTCCCGTGCGTAACCCTATTACGCAATATAAAGAAGTTGAAGGAACCCGTGACCAATTGCGGGTATTTGAAACTTTGGCGGGTGAAAAAGGTTTAACGGCTAAACGCCAAAATATGCGTAAGATTGACGTAGACCTTCAGAATGCTATGCAAGAAGCTATGGCTCCTGATGAATCTGAGGCTATGCAAGAACCTACGGGTGATGAGCTTCAAGAAGCTTTACGCAACAACACTATTTATCGTGCCAAGTACAAGTTAACTGGCTACGAAACAAGCATTCGAGTTAAGCACGTTGCTCAACATTATTTTGTTTGCAATCCAACCATTAATACTATTCAGGATCAGGACTTTGTGGGGTTTTATGACCCAATGACTATCCATGAATGTAAGAGTCAATTCCCATTTGTGGATTTAGAATTGTTGGCTGACCATGCGGCTTATGGTCCTGCGGGTGCGTATCAGGCGGGTGCGTTGGAAAACGATTTAGCCCTTCATGCCCGTGATTCCACCCCCGTGCCAGGCCAAGGCGTTATTGCCTCTCAAGGCGCAGACCGCTATAGCCGAGTCATTATGTTGACCACTGCTTGGTTGCGTAGGGATATTGATGGTGACGGAGAAGAAGAAATTGTGGAATGCTGCTTTTCAGGCTCATATATCTTGTACGCCAAAGAAGTGGATTTTATTCCTTTGGCCAATATGTGCCCCAAACCTATTACAGGTAACTTTTTTGGTTACTCTTTGGGTGAGCGTTTGGTTCCCCTACAAGAATATGCAACAGCAATTCGCAGGGCAGAAATGTCTTTTGCCATGCAATCTTCCACGCCTCGAATTGGTGTCAATCCTGAATTTTTGGATGCCGAGGAGATTCAACGTGGCGTAAGTGCTATGTTTATTTTGGATCGTAAATTTGATCCTACCAAGCACATCTTTGAATTCCAACCTATGCAGGGTAATTTGGCATATGTGGAATCTGCAATGAACCGCTTTGAGTCGGACAAGATGGCCATGATTGGCATGACTAGCCCAAGCGATACGCTTAATCCTGAAGTTATGAAAGACGGAAACTCAGGCTTTAAGCTCCAGTTGGCCATGGGTCCTAATCAGTTAATCCAAGATGAAATGGTCAAAAACTGCGCCATTGGTTTACGGGATGTTATTTACATTACTTGGAAAACTTTGATTCAGTATTCTGATGACTTCAATATTCAGCAATTGGCGGCTACTTGTTTAAAAGGCCAAGAGTTCTTAGATGCTAAATCTATTGAAAACTTTGAGTTTATTGACCGCAGAATGATTAACATTGACTTGGCTTTGGGATTCCTTTCCGAGGAAAACCGATTAACTCGCCAACAAATGATTCTTCAAGCTCAACAGCAATTTGCCCAAGCCATGATGATGATTCCTCAAGAAGTGCCTGAAATGTTTATCAAGGTTCGCAGACCTTTTGAAGACACTTTGCGGGTATTGGGCGTTAAGGATGTCGATGCCTATTTGCCGACAATGGAAGAAGCAGTTAAGATTATGCAAGCTCAAGCGGCAAAAGGACCATCTGCTGAACAACAAGAAACTCAGTCCAAAGTGGCTTTGAATAATGCAAAAGTTCAGGAAAGTGGATCAGTTACCGCTTTGAACATTAAAAAAGCAGAAGATATTGATACAGATAATATGTTTGAGGCATTGGCGGCAAAGAGGGGTAAACTTAGTGCCGTTGAAATAGATTAAGGATTGCAATGAAAAGCTTGGTATTGAATATCCGTGATTATTTTAATCGAAGAACAAAAGTAATAGACAGTCATAAGGAGGCCAATGTAACTCGGAAGACTCTGGTTATAGAAAATGGAGAGTGCGCTAAAAGGCTCTTAAAGAATGATGATTTTGCATTGTTATTTAACCTTTACAGGTTTTACTTGCTAGAAATGATAGAAGAAAGCAAGGACGATGTTAATCGAATTGATAATGCACAGCGTGTTGCCGGAGTACGGGATTTCATTGAGTTTATTGAACGAACTGAATATCTCGGTAAGGTAGCCAACAAAAATGTTGAAACTTTAACGAAATAGGGTAATATATGTCAGACGTAATCGCAAATGCGACCGCCACTGAGCAAACTGGTGTGAATCCTGTAGATGCTATCGCAGGGATGATTGCCGCCAACAGGCGTAACAATCCCCAACCCGAAGCAGTTACACCACCAGCGGGACAAGAAGAAGCGAAAGCTGAATCCCCCGAGGCGACTCCTGAAGAGGGAATCGAACCTGAAGATGGTATTGATGGGACTACGGACACTGTAGATTCTGAAGATACGGATGAGGCCACCGATGGTGTAACCGAACCAATTAACTTCTTGGAATTTGCAGAGCAGAATCCTGACATGATGTGGAGAATTCCCAATAAGGAAGCCGAAGGCGGTTTTATTGAGATTCCTGTATCTAAGGCGGCTGCTATTCTTGGTCAAGGAAGTGCTATCCATGAGAATGCTCGTAAGCTTAAAGCCGAAAAAGCAGATTTTGAAGAATACGAAAGTAAACGCAGGGCTGAACTAGATGGTTTGCAAATAGGGTTGGAATTAACCATGGTTCCTCAGTTGCAACAAGCGGCTGATGAATTAGTAAAAATTCAACAATATAACCAGCAATGGAAGCAAATCTACGACAACGCTCCTGATGAAATTAGACGAAGTGAAGCTGAAGCCGCAATGCGTCAGAACAACGAGCTAATACAGGAAAAGTCACAGTTTATTCAGGCGAACAGACCGAAAGTTCAACAGTTTTTTGATCAACGAAGTGAGTTTGTAAAGCAACAGCTTGAACAATCTCGCCAAAAGTTTACAGACAAAGAATTGGCGAACAAGGCAACATTTTCTGAATTACGGGAAAAGTTGTCTAAGGATTGGAAAGGTGCAAGTACTACATTTGTCCCTGGTGTGCCAAACATTGATTTGGTTTCTAGTGATGAATTCATTTTTGGATTGATTCGGGATGGAATGAAATTCCGAGAAGGTCCTAAAGTGAAAAATGCAGGAGGTTCATTGGCTGCGGCTAGTAAACCAATGGCTCGTGGTAAGACAGCACCTGAAGATAAGTCGGTTGAACTTCAAAAGAAAGCACAAAGCGGTGATAAGAATGCGGCTCGTGACCTTTTAGCAACTATGCTTGCACAAAATAAACGCAAGCGTTAATTCAGGAGAATTTTATGTCTACAATCACCTCTACCTCGCTAGGTAATGGTAATGGCGCATACGCCACCGATATCGTTGTCAAAGACCTTGACATGACTGTTTCAAACTATGTTAAAGACCGCACTCCGGTTACTAACATGGCTATGAGCAAAAAACGCAAAATCAATTCGACTTTGCACATTTGGCCTAACGACTACTTCCGTGTACCCGCACTGAATGCTAAGTTGGAAGGTGCTGCTGTTACGGCTTCTGCCGCTGACAACAACACACGTTCAAATTTGGGTAACTACACTCAGATTTTTACAACAACTATTGGCGCAACTGGTACTGCTCGTGCTGTTGAACAAGCTGGTGGTGACCCACAAGCCTATCAAGAAGTTAAGCAATTGACTGAGATTATGTTTGACGTTGAGTTGCAGATGCTCCGTGCAGATGGTGCTTCTATCAAGTACTCTGGTCAAGCCGCTACCCAAGGAACTGCTCCTAATACAGGTCGCAGATTTGGTTCTTTGTTTGCTTTTGCTGGTACACGTTCTGGCAATGACACAGACGGAACTTCAGTGTTGAACTTGGCAACTTCTGATGGTAATGACACAACTTCTGCTGTTGATACAAACACACCTTTTAATGGTGTTTTGTCTAACGCAGGTTTGGGTTATTTCACATACTCAACTGGTGTAACACTGCAAGCTTTTAGCCCTGTGTTGTACAAGCAGTTGGTGACTGTTGCTGAACAGCGTTTTAATGCCAAGATTACCAACATGGTAGTCCCAACATCATTGCGTACCACCATCTCTGACAATATTCCTCAGAGCCGTTCTATCAATCGTTTTAACCCTGCTGACAAGGGCGACACAATTGGTACATACGAAGGTGACTTCAACTACACCTATCAAATCGATGACTCATGGGTTATGGATCAAACAGGTTCCGACAACACATCAATTCTGTTTATGAATCCTGATGTTGTTCAGTGGGGTTCTTTGCGTGAACTTGGTCCTAACAACGAAGTGTTCTCAAATGCTGACGCTTCTTTGGATCAGTACATCATGGAAGGTACACTGATTGTTCGCAACCCCGCAGGTGTAGCTGTTTTGGCTGCTATGACTACTGGTGCTGTGGTGACAACTGCTCGTCCCACTGCTCAAGTTAAGCGTTACTTGGCATAAACGAAAGGGAGCTAAAAACTCCCTTTTTTTACTCTTTTTAAGGAAAAATCATGGCAACCATTACATACAAACCATATAACACAGCCTTTACAACTGACACCACAACTGGTGACGTTACAGGCGTTATTGCTGAACAAGCACAAGTTCAATACTTCCCCCGCACTCTGGGTTCAAGCGGTATTCCCGTTATTGTTGCTAACAGTGGCACTATTGCTACTAGCGGTACAGTAACTTTGGGCACTGCACTCCCAACTACATACGCAAACGCTTTTGTTTACTTCCCTGCTTCTGCAGTGAGCGGTGATTCAACTGGCGGTTTGTACTATGTTGTGTTTTCTAGCACTACTGTTGGCGTTGTTTACGCTGGCAAGTATGGCGTAGCAAATGGTGTCGGCTCTGTTGCATTCCAACCTGCTGTTCCTACAGGCACTTTGACTGCAGTTACAGGTTCTAACAGTTCTTTCACTGGTTCTACCACTGAAACTACACTGATCAACATCACTCTTCCTGCTGGTTCTTTGGGCAACAATGGTTCAGTCCGTGTTGTGGCCAACTGGGCTTGCAATAACTCTGCTGGTGCTAAAACTGGTACTGTTTATTTGGGTGGCACTGCTGTTGGTACTGCATCTTCATACACTACCTCTACTGGTGGTAGCTCTATGAATGCTTTTCGCAATCGTGGCATTTTGACTGCTCAAGTTAGCCAGTTAATTGGTGGTGCTGCCACATCTGCTGCCGTTTACACTTCAATCGATACATCTATTAACAAAGCAATCACCATCACTGGTGATACTGCTACTGCTACAGATCACATCGTGCTTGAAGGTTACATGGTTGAGATGAACACTAAAGACTAATTGTCTTTACTGAAAGAGCTTCTTTAGAGGCTCTTTTGGTAAGGAGTAAAGCATGGAATTGAATCTCAATAATGAAGAAGCCAAAGTAAACGAGGATTACTACACAAAAGGTATTCTCGAAGCTGGCATGGAAGGTGCGTTAATTAAGAACGACAAGATGTTCAACGAAGTTAAATCGGGAACTTGGTCGCAAACATTTAACACACCCAACATGAACTACAAAGTTGGGGCTATTGATGGTGAGCGTTATGTTCAATATGAACAAAAGAACGTGGAATCTGTCAGGCAGTATTGCAAAGATCGCAGAGAGTTTTATAAGATGATTGGCACAACAGATAACCCGATGTTTGCGGGTACTTTTGAAGCTATGAATCTACCTAAATGTTTTGCTCATGAAATAAGCTCAAAGTGGTTTAACAATCGACCTTGGGAATTGATAAAAATGGACAAAAAAGACAAGATTCTTTTTTATGCCATTGTTAATCAGTTTTACAGTGATTTTGTGTGCCACCCTAGCGGAAAAATTCCACTACCTTATAATCCTATTGTTCCGACAAAGTAAGGACTTTTTATGGCTCTTTTTATCCAATCTGGCAACGCTCTTGTTAGCCGAGTAGCGCAATGGGTAGGAGCCATTCCAACCACAACAACCTTAAACGCTACGGCATTTAATTCATCTACTGGAGTTATCACAACTTCAGCATCCGCAGATGGAATTATCTTGGTTGGCGACTTTATTGGTACAAGCATCCTAAAGCCCTACACAACAGTTTTAGCTGTTTCTGGTACATCGGTCACAGTAAGCGATATTGAAGGCATTTGGGCAGGTACAACCTATCCTACTGCCATTCTTAAGTTGCCTACGCAATCAACGTCTGAGATTCTGTCTTCTATTCAATTGTGCGAACTAAAAATGCGTACTATTGAATTACCAGCTTTACGTTCAGACCCATATGGTGCTACTCCTTCAACATTGCTGACAGATTCCAATGGTTTTGCCACTATCCCTGCGGATATGAACAAGCCAATCTTGTTTTTTCAAGAAACGCCTAATAGTTCAGTTGCGCCAGGCACTCCCGCTGCTTCTTTGGGTCCTTGGATTATTTATGACCGAGTTGGTGACCGAGAAATCATTCGCAGACGCATGATTGACCAACTTTATGTTCGTCCATTTGGTGTGCCACGGGTTATTCGTGCTTCATTTTCTGAGGTTGGTGGGAAATATATATTTACGCCAAACCCTGGTGAAAACGTCAGCATTAAAGCGTATTACCAACGCACATTTCCATTTTTGTTTGGGCCAACAGACGATGCGCTGAATCCTATTGTGCAAAACAATGCGGCTTTAGCTTCATTTCCTGAAGGCTATATGTACGGCACATTGTGGGCGTATTACGACAAGAACAAAAACACGGATGAAGCTCAAAAATGGAGCGCACGTTATGAAGATGCTTATGGTCTGATTGAAGATCAAAACTTTAAAGGTAAATGGCTCGGAGGCGACCAACACCTTACTTCAGAATTCCAACCAAGAAATTATCGCTACAGCTTCAAGTAAGGAAAAGTCATGGCAACAAGTGGTCTTTACGGAAGCAGCCCAACAGGTGGTTTGATTGCATCGCCTGGCAGTGAAACTGCGGGTTTGTATGGAAATACTACAAACTTTGGCGGCACATATTTTGAATGGTTTATCTTTCAAGAATCAGCCACTGCGCCAGCAACCCCGACAGGTGGATCATGGAACTTTACAACCAATGTAGGAGTTCCTCCTGCAGGTTGGACAACTGCGCCACCTACAAACCCAACAAACATTGTTTGGTTTTGTATCTCTATTGTTAATAGTCGTAATACTGCGACATTGACTTGGACTACACCCGCACCTTTGGTAAAAAATGGACCAACAGGTCCTACAGGTAGTCTTGGTCCCACAGGCCCTACGGGAGCAACAGGAGCCGCAAGCACAGTAACGGGACCCACAGGTTCAACTGGTGCTACAGGGCCAACAGGACCTACAGGAGCCGCATCTACAGTTGCGGGACCCACTGGCCCAACAGGATCAATCGGCAATACAGGACCCACTGGACCTACAGGCACACAAGGTATACAAGGTATTGTTGGACCGACAGGCCCAACTGGTTCTACAGGCCCTACAGGTTCTGCAAGCACAGTCGCAGGTCCAACTGGCCCGACAGGTTCAACTGGTTTGACAGGTGCTACTGGACCTACAGGTCCAACGGGAGCAGCTTCATCGGTTGCCGGACCTACAGGACCAACTGGTAATACAGGCAATACAGGACCTACAGGTCCCACAGGCGGTGTTGGGCCTACGGGACCTGGTGGAGCTTTAGCTTATTGGGGTTCTTTTTGGGACACAACAACTCAAACTGTTGGAGCAATAAATACTCCGCAAGCAATTACCATAAATACTGCCGATGCAGCAAACAATGGTGTATCTGTTGTTTCAGGTAGCCGTGTTACTTTTTCAAGTGCGGGTGTTTATAGCCTGACATTTTCAATTCAATTTACCAATACAAGTACTGCCAATGGTTCAACTCAAATTTGGTTGCGTAAAAATGGCGCAAATTTAGCAGATACTAATTCGCATTACGATGTTCCTGATAAACAAGGAAGTTCATTTTCATCAGAAGTTTTTACAGTTAATTTTGTTTTGCAACTTGCAGCTTCTGATTACATTCAGGTTTATTGGCAAACAGCAACTACAAGTGTTCAATTAGAAACACTTGCGGCAAGTGGTGGTTATCCAAGAACACCATCTATTATTTTCACTGCTGCCCAAGTGATGTACACCAACCTTGGTCCTACAGGTTCTTCAGGACCTACGGGACCAACAGGAACTGCGGGAACTGCGGGAGCAAATGGCCCTACAGGCCCGACAGGAACAAATGGCACTAACGGACCCACAGGTCCTACGGGAACTAACGGCACAAATGGACCAACTGGACCTACAGGCGCAAACGGAGCTGCAGGGACAAATGGACCTACAGGTCCTACGGGCACAAATGGAACAAATGGTCCTACAGGACCCACAGGTGCTAACGGAACTTCAGGAACTAACGGACCTACGGGACCAACTGGTGCTAACGGGACTAATGGCGCAGTAGGACCTACGGGACCTACAGGAACTGCGGGCACAAATGGTGCGGCTGGACCAACAGGTCCGACAGGATCTACAGGAGCCGCTTCTACTGTAGCAGGGCCTACAGGCCCCACAGGACCTACAGGTGCGGCATTAAATGCTACATACACACGCACAAGTTTTACTGCAACATCAGGACAAACAACATTTACTGTTGCTTATACAGTTGGTTTCATTGAAGTGTTTTTAAATGGTGTTTTGTTAAATAGCACAGATTACACCGCTAGTAACGGCACATCTGTTGTTTTAGCAACTGGTGCGACATTAAATTCTATTGTTGAAACAATTGCTTATTACACAGTCAATGTTGCGCCTACTGGGCCTACAGGCTCAAGTGGACCAACAGGACCCACGGGTGCGGCTTCTAGTGTTGCAGGACCTACAGGCCCAACGGGTGCAAGCGGTTCGGGTGCTTCTGCCGCTACGCCTACTGCATTGGGTACTGTGTATGGGAAAACCGATACATCTAATTTAACTTTTGTTGGTTATCAAACAGGAAATTCAAATACAGGTACTAACAATACTTTTATAGGTTATCAAGCGGGATACACCAACACAGGCAATGGGCGTTGTACTTTCTTAGGCTACAGAGCTGGTTATCTGTCCGATGCCTTAGAAAACACATTTCTTGGCTACCAAGCAGGTGTGGCAATAACCTCTGGTGATTACAACACTTTTGTTGGGACTGGTGCTGGCTCAAGCACAACGACAGGCGCACGAAATACTTTTGTTGGTCGATATTGCGGTACAGACATTACCACAGGAACTCGAAATACTATTATTGGTTGGTATGGTGGTAATTCTGATGGCTTAGACATTCGCACAGCATCTAACTATGCCGTTATTTCTGATGGCGATGGTAATCGTTTGCTATCAACGGCAAATGGTTATTCTCTTGCTTTGGATGGTGGTGCAGTCCCACAAACAGGCACAGGCATCACATTCCCCGCAACTCAATCAGCATCATCAGACGCTAATACGCTAGATGACTATGAAGAAGGGACTTGGACACCCACTTATACTTCTGCAAGTGGGTCATTTACAAGTATTACTTACGCTGGAACAGTTGTAGGAAGATATACAAAAATTGGAAATTTAGTAACTTTAATAATTACCTTTGGTACAGACGCTATTACTGTTGGGTCAGCATCAGGCGATGTAAGAATTTCTGGAATTCCATTTACACCACCAGCAGCTGGTGCGCCTGGTAGTGGAATAGTAAGCCGTAATTGGGGAACAAATAACCCAAATGCAATTTTGGGGGTAGGAAGTCAAACTTACTTATTGCTTTATTACAAAGCCACATCAACAGGAACTAGCTCAACTTGTCAAGTAAGTGATTTGTCTACAGGCAGCGACAAAAATTATACTCAAGCTACTTTTTCATATACTATTTAATTATTTGCATTGGAATAATGCAAACGGACACTTAATTTAAAGGAAAATAATGTCACTTACCAAAACCACAACTGTTGACCAAATAACTGTTCAAGAGAACGGCATTGTTCTCTATCGTGAAGCAACACGCATCATGGAAGATGGCAATCAAATTAGCCAAACCTACCATCGGTCAAGCCTTACACCCTCACAAGACTTAACAGGTGTACCCGCTAATGTTGTTGCAATCTGCAATACAGTCTGGACTGCTGAAGTTATTGCGGCTTACCAAGCATCACAAACAATTATTTAAGGTAGCACCATGAGTATTCCACGCAATTTAAGCACACTTGCTGATAATGTAAGTTCGGGTGGTAAATTAAATGTTGCTGGTATCAATGCTACAGGAACACCCACATCTGCTACTGCATTATTTGGTGATGGAACTTGGCAAGCGGTTTCTGTTACCCCTGCGGCAGTTAGCGACCAAACAAATACAAGTACAGGCGCTTTTGATTTGCCTAGCGGCACAACGGCACAACGCCCTGCAAGCCCATCAACAGGCATGACTAGGTTTAATACTGATTTAATTGTTGTTGAAACTTACAACGGGCTTGGTTGGTATGCAACAGGCACTACAGGCGCACCTAGTACAGTAAATTATTTAATTGTTGCAGGTGGAGGTGCTGGCGGTAGTAATTCAACTAGTTCAGGCTCAGGCGGTGGAGGCGGTGCGGGTGGTTATAGAACTGCAACTGGACTTGCAATATCTTCAGGAACTTCATACACAGTTGTAGTAGGCGCAGGAGGTGCATCGGGAGGTTCGGGTAATGTTGCAGGAAACTCAGGTGCTAACAGTAGTTTTAACGCAATTATTTCTACTGGTGGTGGTGGCGGTGGTGGTGGAACAGGCTTTGGAACTGGTTTATCTGGTGGTTCTGGTGGTGGCACGGGATTTTCAGGGTCTTCAGCAGGTTCAGGAACTGCAGGCCAAGGTAATGCAGGTGGTAACTCAAACAATGGCTCACCTACTTATGCAGGTGGCGGTGGTGGTGGGGCGGGTGCGGCAGGTGGAAGTGCTACTAATTCAGCAAATGGTTCAGGTGGAATTGGTTTAGCAAATAGTATTAGTGGCACATCTGTTTATTATGCAGGTGGAGGTTCAGGTGGTGCTGAAGGTGGATACAACACGCTAACTGGAGGTTCAGGTGGCGGTGGTAATGGTGGTAGTAATGCTGTTGGTACTACTGCGGGAACTGCTAATACTGGAGGTGGCGGTGGCGGTGGTGGAGGTCCTGCGGCATCGCCTGGTGCAAATGGTGGTTCAGGCGTTGTGATAATTGCATATCCATCATCATATTCACCTGCAACTACATCAGGCACAGTTACTTCTATTACATCTGGTGGAAATAGAATTTATACATTTACTGGTTCCGGAACCATCACTTTCTAAGGGGAAAATCATGGGGCATTTTGCAAAAGTAACCGATGGAAAAGTAACGCAAGTAATTGTTGCTGAAGCCGAATTTTTCAACACGTTTGTAGATACAAGTCCTGGCGAATGGATTCAAACCTCATACAACACACATGGTGGTGTTCATGCTAATGGCGGTACACCATTGCGTAAAAACTATGCAGGTATTGGTTACACATATGACCGCACTCGTGATGCGTTTATTCCACCACAACCATTTGTTTCATGGACATTAAATGATTCAACTTGCTTATGGGATGCGCCTACACCATATCCTACTGATGGAAAACGCTATTCATGGAATGAAGCCACAACATCTTGGATTGAAATAACTTTTTAACATAGTATTGGAATAGCAATGAAAATAGCCGTGTATGCAATATCCAAGAACGAAGAGCAATTTGTTCAGCGTTTTTGTGATTCAGCAAAAGATGCAGACTTGATTTTGATCGCAGATACAGGGTCTACTGATGACACAGTAAAACTAGCATTGGAATGTGGTGCAAAAGTTTATGATGTTTTTGTCAAACCTTGGCGTTTTGATAAAGCTCGTGATACTGCTTTAAATCTTATTCCACCTGATTTTGATGTCTGCATTAGCCTAGATTTAGATGAAGTTTTAGAGCTAGGTTGGCGTGAAGAAATTGAACGTGTTTGGCAAGAAAATACGACTCGTTTGAGATACAAATTTGATTGGGGTTCTGGAATAGCTTTCTTTTATGAAAAGATACATCACAGAAGTGGATATCATTGGCATCACCCCGTCCATGAATATCCTCGTCCTGATGGCAGAATTCAAGAAATCTATGCCCATACGGATATGCTTTTGGTAAGCCATTTGCCAGACAATACAAAGTCTCGTGGCCAATATATGCCACTGCTTGAATTGGCGGTAAAAGAAGATCCACATTGCCCTAGAAACGCTTTTTATCACGCACGGGAACTAACCTTTTATTATCGTTGGCAAGAGGCTATAGAGGCTTTAAATAAGTATCTAGCTATGCCTGAAGCTATTTGGCCTAATGAAAGATGTTATGCCATGCGGTTATTGGGTAAATGCCATGATGAATTGGGTATGGTGCATGAGGGTTTGAAGTGGTATAGATTGGCTTGTGCTGAAGCTCCTAATACCCGTGAGCCTTGGTGCGAGTTGGCCATCTCTACTTACAGACTCAATATGTGGCCTGAAAGTTATGGGGCAGCGTTATCGGCTTTAAATATCATTGATAAACAGGCCGTTTACACCATGGACCCAAGCGTTTGGGGTGAAAAACCATATGATTATGCAAGTATTGCCGCTTGGAGGCTTGGATTAAAAGATCAGGCTATCGAATTTTGTAAGAAAGCTTTAGAATTTAACCCTACAGATGCCCGTCTTTTGGACAATTTGAAGCAGATGGAATAATATGTATACGCCTTTACGAACACCTTTTACCTCAATGTCGTTTACTCCCGACATCCCTAGCAATGCTTTGGGACCAAACGAGTACAACATTGGTAAAAATGTAGAGGCCGATGTACGTTCTATTAAGAAAATCTTTGGTGAGATTCAAATAGCTTCAACCATTACCGATATGCCCATCTTTGTTGAAGGTGGTTTTCGGTCGGAGATATCATGGGTATATATCGTAGCAACCCGTAATTCATCTAGCCAAGGTAAATGGTGGATGATTACTGCCACGGGAATAACCAACATTACGCCAGGTGTTGGGGCTAATCCATCCGTTTATCTTTCAGGTTATACAGAAGACCTAAATATCACGTTTTCTTGGGTTGGTAATGTCTTTTTTATGAATGACACCCTTTCTAACCCCATGTATTTCTTGCCAACAAGCAATGAAATCACAGTAACTAGCAATGCTGCATGGAATTACGAGCCTAGTGTTACCTCAACAACGGCAGGTTTTGTCAGGAATTACTGCTCACCTAACGTGGGTAATATCCTTGTTGCAGGTAATTTGACCAAAGTTATTGGCGGTACGACTTATAACTACCCCACAACTGTAAGATGGTCGCAAGCTTTTGCTAATACTGGTATTCCTGCTACATGGGAACCAACTCTATCTAACGTGGCCAATGAGCAAGAAGTTCCTGTTCGTGGACCTTTGATTGACGGATTCTTTCTTGGTGGTAACTTTTATGTGTGTTCCTATTGGGATACAGTAGTTTTCTCACCTATTTCCTATCAAAACAGTACTGCGCCTATCTTTGGTGTTCGACTGTTAAACCAAGGCCGTGGATTGTTTAACAATAACTGTTGGACAAATACCGATGCTAATGTCTACGGCATTGATGCCCGTGATATTTGGGTATTTAATGGCTCAGAATTTTCATCCTTGGGCAACCAGAAAGTTAAAGATTATTTCTTTAACAATTTAAACTTAACTTATTCGGGTCGGATGTTCATGGTCAACAATACTCAGAAGTATCAGATTGAGATTTACTATCCTGATCTGACATCTACAGGTTGGTGTAATAAGATGCTTGCTTGGAGATATGACCTCCAAGTATGGAATGCCCCTAAAGACATCCAAAACGCTTGTATGGGCACTGAAGGACCTCGTTGGGTAGATAGCTCGCCCGACTACTTTAATTTGTCTTCTAGGGCTACTGTATATGCCAAGGGTGGTGTTTCTAGTTCTAGATTAATTGAGACTGCCATTACCAATGCTTTTGTAGGTTCTGCCATTGATGCTCAATTTGAGCGTACCAATGTAACCTTGCAAACTGCCAATGGTCCTGTTCCTTACTCTAATAAAGTTTATGTCCACCGCTTGCTGCCTGAGATTGCAGGTACTGGAAAGATCAATATAACTGTTGGTGGTGCTAACTCTACTGCTCAAACACCCGTGTATGGTGATACTGGTGTAACCAATATTGATACTGATACGCCTTGGGTTCCTACTCAACAAAACTCTGTTCGTACTGTTGCAGTGAAATTTAGTTCAAATGATGCAACTGATACTTGGAAAATGAGTGCCATGAACTGGCAAGCCACTGTTACTGAGGATGCCTTCTAATGCCATTCGCTTTAACCAATGACCCTTCGCAATCGGAAATATCTGAAGCAATCAACTATTTGTTGGCCAACTTTGGATCTAACCTTGTTGCTGACAATACGACAGGTATTATTTCTGGTCCGTCAGGGGTTTTAATTGCTTATTTGTACCAATATTTAGCGGTCAAATATGCGGATAGTTTTGATGGATCTGTAAATTTTAGTAACAGTCCAACCAATCGTCAGTACTATGGTTTGCGTAATACCAATAGCACTGTGGAATCTACAGATTTTGCTGATTACATTTGGTACAAAGCTACAGGTGGATTTGGCACAACAAAGTTTCTTTTCTATCAAACAAGCGGTGGTAGACAGATTAATTTTTATGTTGGCACAACTGCACCTGATACAACTTATGTTCAGGAATCGGGTCCTGCAATTGACTTAGATTTTGTTACTACAACAGTAGCAGTAACCTCTTACAACAGTGCTTTGCCATCGATTTATCAATGGACATCAAGCTCTACCCCGCCTACTAGACCATCAACAACATCTACTTATACATGGTCAACAGGTGCATATTCTGCTCCTTCAGGATGGTCTACTACTCAGCCCATAAACACAGTAGCGGGTTCATATTTGTGGGCTATTACCATTCCTTTGGTAGTTTTGTCCACTACAACCACATCTACATTGGATTGGACTAATACTTCATACGCCATTTATGTGGCCGGATCTAATGGTGCAACAGGTCCTGCGGGTGGCGCAGGTGTAGCAGGTGCTAATGGTTTAGCGGCCATTACTGCATACAGATCACAAAGTCAGTCTACTGCGGCTCCTGCTACTCCAAGTAACACTACAGGTGCTACGGCTCCTTCTGGATGGTCTTTAACGGCTCCTAGCGTGACTGTGGGTAATGTTCTTTGGTATACCTTTGGACAGTACAACTCTTCTAGCGGAACAATCAGTGGCATTCCTGCCGGACAGACACAATGGGGTGTTCCTACTGCTGCTTCTATTTTCCAAGATATACGTTCTGACAACTGGAATGGTAGCAACCCACCTACAGCAGGAACACCTGCAACGTATGGTACTGCGGGATACTACATTCAACGTGCAACAGGCGATATGTTCCTAAACAGTATCTATGGCCGTGGTGTTGCTCAGTTTGATGGTTATAACAATGCAGGTGGTACGGGTTACGCAATTGTAATTAACCAAACAGGAAACCAAACTGGTGGTGGATTTTTCAATGCTGGAACTGGTGGCTATGCTATTTCAGCCAATGGCGGTACAGGTAAAGTAGGTGTGTGGACGCATGGTTATGGTGGCGATGGCTTACAAGCTTATTGTTATGGTGCAACTGCCAATGCCATTCGTGCTGAACACGCATTTGCTTTACCTGCTTTGTATATTTCTAATGGAATTATTCGTTGGGGTGTTTATGACATTGCTACCCCTTCTGGATCTACAAGTACGTTTTTGCGTAATGATGGCCAATGGGCATCCCCATCTGTTAGTGCAGGTGTTACTAGCCTTGCTACAAGTAATAGCTCTAGCGGTTTAACGCTATCTGCTTCTGCATCTACAGGTGCAGTAACGCTTACCCTTTCAGGAACCCCAACTAATGCAACCAATGCTACAAATGCAACTAATGCTACAAACGCAACAAACGCAACTTATGCAACAAGCGCAGGAAGCGCATCTACTGCAAGTCTTGCTTCTGATTCCAATGCTTTAGGTGGTTATTCACCATCATTGTGGGCTAGGATTTTTCCAACAAACTCTGGCACTGCCAATGCGGGTGGTGCTGGATTAAATCTTTTAGGCTCTGGTGCTACTGGTATTGCTGGAGCTTATGTTGGAACATCAGGCTCGGGTAACACTGTTACTTTTGGTGTACAAACCACAAGCCCTTCTGATATTCGTTTAAAAGAAGAAATTACAAATAGTGATTTAGGTTTGGCTTTTGTTAAACAATTACGACCTGTCTCTTACAAGCTAAAAGCCGATCCAAGGCATCAAAAAGGCTATGGATTTATTGCCGATGAAGTTGAAACACTTATTGGTGGTGAATCATCTTTAGTTTATTTTGAAAAAGATTGGCAAGTTGGTGATGAAAAAGGCTTTAAAACTATCCATTACCCCTCGTATATTGCTGTTTTAACCAAGGCAATACAAGAATTGACTGCTAAAGTAGAAGCATTGGAAGCAAAGGTAACATAATGCCAAGAGAAATTAATATACCCGCACAACAGATTTATGAAGATATTTACTCTTTGCAGGAATTACCTGATAACCAAAGTGTTCGAGTAGTTGTCTGCGTGACTACCCAAGAGGGTGAGTTTATTGTTCCAAGCCAGTGCCGTGAGTACATGATTACTGGCGAACAGTATGTTGAGCTTAATTCCGCTAATCCTTCATGGCATCCGAGCAAACCTGCCGGAACCTACTTTAATGAAGATTTGTGGCACTTTATTGATTTAATGAAGGTTTAATATGGGTGGATTTTCAGCACAAGTACAACCTAATCAGGTTTCAGGTCCCGCTAGTAAGGGTGCAGGATTGAGTGCCAATCAGTTGGGCATGAATCCTATTCAACAGCCGTTAATCCAAAAGATGGAAAACAGCATGAGCCAACCCAATGATGGGGCAATAGATCCTACTACTGGCATGATGGGTGGACAAATCACTATGCCTGGTCAAGGTGGCCAACCAAAATTAGGTATGCCTAATGCCTATTCAAACACCTTACAACCATGGGATAATCAAGCCCAACAACCACAAGCGGGTATGGGTAAAGGCTTGGGCGGCTTGGCAAACCAAATGTCCAAACAAACTGGTAAAGGAGTCTAATCATGGGCGGTGGAAAAGGAAGTAGTTCTTCGGCTCCTATAGTCACGCAAGAACAAAAAGACGCAATTGCAGCACAAACAGGCTTCCTGACGGGAACCGCTTTACCTGCATATCAAAATACCATTGCGGGTGCTAAAGATGTACTTTATGGCACTGCGGCTAATGCTATGCCAGCCATGAACACTGCTTTGGGTGTTGCAGAGCGTGGCATGAATGTTGGCCAAGCAGTTGGTGAATCTGGTATGTATGCCGGAAACCAAGGCCAAGGTGGTCTAGCCACTTACCAAACTGGTGTTGGTCAGAATCTGCTTGGTACAGGTGCTGTTGGCTTACAACAAGCGGGTTGGAATCAAGCCAATCGTGGTGAGCAATTAAGCAAAATTGGTGGTGATCAGCTACAAAATTTGTTTAGCCCACAATACAAAGAAGAGCAAATTCAAGCTTCTTTGCAACCTGCCCGTGAAGCAATTCGTGAACAACTTGGTGGCCAAAATGCCATGTATGGTGCGGCAGGTGGTTTAGGCTCATCCCGTATGGCTTTGGCTGACAGAAACTTACAACAACTTGGCCAACAACGTCTTCAGTCTGCTGCGGCTCAAACCTCTGCTTCTGTAGAAGGTCAACGTCAACAAGCGGCTAATACATTGCTTGGAACAGGCCAAGGTGCTCTTGCTCAATCTCAAGGTGCTTTTGGTACTTTGTTTGGTGGTGGTCAGGGTGCATTGCAACAAGCAGGTGGTTTGTATGGCAATCTTGGCACACAAGGTTTGGCCTCTACATCATTGGCTAATCAATTGGCATCAAGTCGTGTTGGCTTGGCTCAGACACCACAAGATGTATTTAATAAATATGCGTCTGTAATTTACGGCACACCCCAAGCTTCTACAACGCCTAGTTTTGCTGGTACACAAGGTGCAAATACATCTAGTTCTAGCAAGGGCTTTAAACTTTAAGGAAATAGCATGGCTGAAAAATCATTACCAGGGATGGAATTTGCTGATTGGACAAGTCTTCCATCTATTACTGAAACTATGGCTCGTCAGCAAGCAGGTGGAGCAAAAAGTCCATTAATGATGATTGCAGGAAAATTATTAGAGCAATTTAATTCTTCAGGTCAACCGCCTGATGGCTCTGTACCTGCTCCCGAAATGGGAATGGGGCAAGGATTGTCTTATCCTAGTAAGACAGGAATAGATCCTAATGCTATGCCAAATGGTTTGACTGCGCCTAATTATCAAATGTTTAATCAACAAGCTCCTACAGCTCCAATGACATTGCCTAGTTTAGGTCAGCCAACAATGCAACCTACTGACAGTTACACAAAATATCTATTTGCACCGAGGTAAATATGGCAATACTTGAACCTGTTGTTCCTGAAACAAACTTTGCTGTTCCTCCTTCTGATGCGCTTAAAAGTCAATTTGACCAAGCCGCATCAAATGGTGACTATAAAAGTATGTATGAGTTGTTTCCAAAAGCAACAGGTACATCTTTAGCTCCAAAAATTCTTCAATCTGCTGAAATAATGCAGAGAAATACTGTTCCTGCCAAAGCTGCTCTTCAACAAGCTAAAGACAACGGAGGATTAAGCACTCCAGATGGCCGCATGGCTTTTGCTAATACTGTTTCAGAGTTTAAACAATTACAACCTGAAACAGGGTTTGTTAAAGGATTAGCTAACACTTTAATGGGTGTTCCTGATGCATGGAAGTCAATGACTCGTGGATTAGAAACTTCTCGTGTTGAGTACGATAAGTTTGGTAAACCACTTATTTCTGCTTATGCTCAAAACAATCCTGATACGCCTTTTCAAGTTATCGATGGCATTACAAAACAACCTATTTCTCTTAAAGAATATGGTGAGCGTGGCGTTAAGCTTTTTAAAGATGCAGCTCAATCTCCTTTTGTTCAAGCAGAAGGTGAAGTTGTCAAAAAGAATGCTCAAGAATTTGTAAAGTCTGCTGAACGGGCAAATATTAATGCTGCCGCTTATTCTGCTATTGGTCAAAATGCTCAAAAGATGGAGCAATTGTGGAATAAGTTTTCTGTTAAATATGGCATATCAAACGATACATTGAATGAACTTTATTCAATTACCAGTAAAACTTTATCAAATGAACAGACGATTTCTGACGCTGTAAATCAAATGCTTCAGGGTATGTCAAATGATAGCCGCAGAGAAGGTGCTGAAAAATTAAGAGCATTAACTGGTGGAGGTGGCATTCCTAGTATTGTTAGTGTTACTGGTAAAGATCAATTTGTTGCTTCAGATGGAAAAACTTATTCCACTCAAGATATGCAACAAAAAGTTAACGATTATTTAAAGAAAAATACTTTAAATTCTCAATATCAACAAAACAAACAAACTTTGGAAGAATCTGCTGCTTTTAAGATTTTGCCAGTGGAAGACAAAGTTGCAATGCGTGAAATTATGAATCTTACGCAAGCAAATCATATGTTGAAAAATGATGTTGCAAGTACTGTTGGTGCATTGCCAATCATTACAACTGACATTCCGTATAAAGCTGGTGATCCTTTTAAAATTGGAATTATTGGTGCAAAGATTGCTCAAGCAAATGCAGAAAAAGTTGCCGCATTTCAAAATTTCTTTGCAGAAGAATCAAAAAGATTTACCGCAGGAAATCCTCCTACAGCAGGTTCATTAGAAGCGGCTTTTACTCGTCCTGATGCACCAACCTTAAAAGAAATTAATGATAAGTACGCCAAACAGATTCAAGAAATTGAAGCTCGTGCAATGCCTGAAACAAAACAAGGCTCATTAATTGGTACATCTATTGGTGGACAAGCATTACCTACTGGAGAAAAACCAGAGAAAAAAGGTGTTGCAGCTCGTACTTTTAAAAATACAAACACGCCAGATCCTGATTCAATAATGAAATCAATACTTGAAAGGAATAAACCAAAATGACCGAACGTGTCAATAACATTATTCTTGAAGCATTGCAATCGGGAGTTCCTCCTCAAATTATTTTTGATAATTTAAGACAAACTGACGATCCTGACATTCAAATTTATTTAAAAAGATATCAACAAAACATTGATGACTTTAATAAACCTGCACCTAAAGAAGAAACTCCTTCATCACAAGTAGCTGCAACTATGGCTAGTGGCGCTCCTACTATTGGTCCTAAAGAAGCGGCCATTGCCGGAGGAACTGCTGGTTTAGTTGGAATGGGCGCAAAAATTCTTTATGATAAATCTACTAAATCTAAAGAACCTGTTGCTCCTGATGAAAAAGTATCTGGTGCAATTAGAAGTCCTGCTCAAGAAGAAATGGAAAAACTAAAGCTTGAGCGTGAAAGAATTAAAACTGACAGAGCAAAAGTTGAACATGAAAATTGGTTAACTAAAAATACTTTTAGTGAAGCCGAAAAAGTTTTAGGTAGAAAGATTAAAGATCCTGCAGATCAAATTATTGCTGATAGATTATTAGCACAACAACAAAAAGCTGGATTTGGACAAGGTCCTTCTTTGCAATCTGTTGTGCCATCTACACAACCTACATACACAACAAGCAATCAAGCTCCTAATGTAACTACATCACTTCCAGATTTAAAACAAGAAGCCTCTAATATTGCTTTAGCTACTGAAACTGCTGACAATATTGCCGCAAATAAAACACAATTACCTAGTACTGTTAATCAACAATTAACTCCACCAACATCAACAGGTACTTTTAATGGACAAACAGTGTCTAATGGAAATACTTCTAAACAAGCTGTTGAGCCTGTTTTAAAAGCAGAAGAACAACAAAAAATATCTAGAAGTTTTGCTCAAAAGTTTGCAGATAAAAAAGCTGAACTTAATTTTAAATCTGAAGCAGATATTCCTGAAGGTTATGTTCTTCGCAAAGATGTTGGTAATCTTGATCGTTCTATGGGCAACATTCTTGGAAAAGAACATCGTCAATATGCTCGTGAAATGTTTACCGGAGGACAACCTTTTGGACATTCCGAAAATGTAAACAAAGATGTGTCTAAGTTAACAACTGAATATTTTCAGAGACTTCAGTCTGAAATTCCTGAAACTATTTTGAGCAGGTCTGAACGCAAGTCACAAGGAATCCCTTCTGACTTTGGCACTTATGCAAAAAATACAAATTTTGGCAGAGGAGTCAAAATTGCAGGTGCCGCAGGAACATTGTTTGCTGTAGCTGACATTGCAAATGCCGCACAAAAAGGTAGTTATCTTGAAGCTGGTTTAAGAGGTGCTGATTTAGCTACAGATTACATACCTGGTGTTGCCCAAATTAAACAAGGTTTATCTCCTTTTGATGTTGGTGCTGGTTCAACTCTTTCTCTTGAGCAAATTCAACAAGCAAAAAATATAAATCTGCTTGGTAGTCCTTATGCTCAAACCGAACAAGCTAAAAAACTTCGTGAAAAAGAAGCATACGCTCGTAAGGTTGGTGCTGGTCGTGGCATTGCTCCCCCATCTGCTTATTTGAGGTAAATATGGCTGAAGTTACTCACGAACAAATCTATGAAAGACTCATTGAAGTTGAAACCAAGGTAGATAGCATAGACAAGAACACAAAAGGTCTTGTAGAGGCTATAAACGCCCTTGATGGAGCTTTTAAAGTACTTGGATGGATTGCTTCTGCCGCCAAGCCTATTCTTTGGATAGGTGGGTTGATCATGGCCGCTGGCGCAGTTTGGCAAACTTGGATTAAAAAATGAAAGATTGGGCTGAAGCATTTATTGCTGCAGCCTGTATCACTTGTTTTGTCATCTTCTGTAGTTACATCATTCTTTGGGCGTATCCGTGAGATGGCTATTATTGATTCCATTTGTTCTTCTAGTAAATGCAAAATCTCCATGCACAATTACAGAATTTTATGGAATTAGTTCGCTTGGCGATCCAAGTCTTAGACACTCACAGTTGTCTATGTGGTTGTCAATAAATGGAGATAATTGTTCATCTGATCAATTGGTAATTATTTGGAATAATCTAGCAATGTGGGCGGGTACTGCTGATAGTGCTGAATTAAGAGGAAAGATTCTTTACTTTTATTCTAAAGCTGTGGAAAGGGAAAAGAAATGATAGATGTATTGTTGTGGTTGGCAGTGCCTTTAAATTACATCTATTGGATTTTTATTCACAGTGATCCCGCCAATACACAAATGGTATCCGATGGTTCAACCGGAGGGTTATCCAAACAGGACAGATGCACTTGAGCGCAGGGCTGAACGCTTACAAGAAGAATATGCACAAGCATTAAAGATGCGAAAAGTTAAGGACAAAATTGATGATCTTGAGTTTCAGTTGTATGTGAAGAAAGCAGAACGCAATCAACTAAGTCTTGAGATTTTTACTAACCGCAAACTGGACATATTTGTATGAATGAAAATACTGATGTAGTAGGTAAGTTGACTTACTCTGTAACCCTAATGGTAGCCTCCACTCTTTGCTTATCAGTGTTGGGAATGGTTGTGGCTTTTCTTTTAGGCTTATGGGCCAAGGAAGTTGATAATGCCGAGATCTTTGCCATGCTTCACCCTGCTTTTCAAACCATCATTGGTGGCTTTATTGGCCTTTTAGCGGGTGTCAAACTTTCCCATGGTGATAGTCACCATAAATGCAAACATTGTGGAGAATAAGTATGCTTGATATTCTTAGTGGCGGTTTACTAGGTTCAATCTTTGGTGGCATCTTTAGGATGGCTCCTGAAGTCCTTAAATGGATGGATAAGAAGAATGAGCGTGAGCATGAACTTAATATGTTTAAGTTCCAATGCGACTTGGAAGCTCAACGTGGCCAACAGAAGTTAGCTGAGATTGGCGCACAAAGAGAAGCGGCAGTTGATGTAGGGGTCATGGATGCCTTCAACAATGCCATTACACAACAAGCAGAGATGGTTAAAGCCGCAGGTGGATGGGTAGCCTCACTTTCAGCTTCTGTGCGTCCTGTGGTCACATATTGGGTACTATTCGTTTGGTCATTTATCCATGTTTGGTTTGCCTATAACGCATGGCTTTTGGGCGCACCTGCTGCTGAAGTCTTTAAGACAATGATGACACCAGACTTTTCTGCTTTGTTATCAGGAACAATTAATTACTGGTTCCTCGACAGAACTTTGTCCAAGCGTGGCATATGAACTTGGATATAGCCGCTTCACTATGTAAACAGTATGAAGGGTTTAGAAGTAAACCCTATCTCTGTCCTGCAGGTGTGGCCACCATAGGCTATGGGTCTACTTATTATGCGGATGGGCGTAAAGTGACCCTACAAGACCCGCCAATGGATGAACCTGCGGCATCGGCACTGTTAATGTATGAACTTCAACATACTTACCTGCCTGGCGCACTGCGGAACTGTCCGATTCTTGCAACAGATGAGCGCAGACTTAATGCTGTAGTTGATTTCTGCTATAACCTCGGGATTGGCAGGTTGCAGACCAGCACTCTCAAGAGAAAAATAAATGCCCAAGATTGGGAAGGTGCTAAAGAAGAACTAAAGAAGTGGAATAAGGGTGGCGGTAAAGTGCTTGCTGGCCTTGATAAACGTAGAAAAGCAGAATGTAACTTCATGTAGAAATCATGCAAAATATTCCAAGCCCTGATGACGCAAAGTTGTTTGCACAAAGTGTCAGAAAGTGGCAACAAGTGCTTAGTCTGGGTGATTGGAGAATAGAGAAGGGTAGCAAGCCAGCCAAATCTGCAATGGCTTCTGTGGAGTTTACACCTGCTGCAAGACTTGCTGTTTATCGTTTAGGAGATTTTGGTGCTGAAAAAATCACACCAGATTCACTAGATAGAACTGCACTACATGAGTTACTTCATATATTTCTATATGACTTGTTATGCGTGACAGCAGACCGCCAAGCCTCTGATGAGGACAAAGAAATGCAAGAGCATCGAATAATTAACACGCTAGAACACCTTTTGTCTAAGGATTCTCATGGTATCGACTAATGGTCTTAACTCTTGTACAGATGAGCAGTTTATAGCTTTGTGGGACAAGCATCAGTCTGTTACTAAAATAGCAAAGATTTTAGGTATTACTGAGAGAGCAGTTAACTATCGCAGACGTAGTATGGAAGAAAACCATAAAGTCAAATTAGGTGGTGTTGACCCTCGTAGTGCCAAATATGATTCCAGCAGACCAAAATCTTTTTCTCCATTAAAACAAGTAAATTTAGGTATAGAGGACGGATGCATACTAGTCTTTAGTGATGCCCATTTCATACCTGGTCAACGATCTACGGCCTTTAAAGGGCTTCTATGGGCTATCCAAGAGTTTTCCCCGAAGGCGATCATATGCAATGGGGACGCCTTTGACGGGGCTTCCATAAGTCGCCATGACATTACTGACCAACCACAGACATCTGTTATTCAAGAACTAAAGGCTTGTCAGGGTGCGTTAGGTGAAATTGAGGAAGTGGCTAAAGCGGCTAGACACAATGTAAAGCTACTGTTTACATGGGGCAATCACGATATTCGGTTTGGCAATCGTTTAGCGCAACACGCCCCACAATTTAAAGAAGTACAAGGGTTTAAGCTGACAGACCACATCCCAGATTGGGACTTCTGTTGGGCAGTATGGGCTACTGAGCAATGCATTATCAAACACCGATATAAGGGGGGTGTCCATGCCACACACAACAATACAGTTAATGCTGGTGTGTCTGTTGTTACTGGCCATCTACACTCTTTAAAAGTCACCCCATTCTCTGACTACAACGGATGTAGATACGGGGTAGATACAGGAACTTTGGCTGAAACTGACGGACCTCAATTTACTTACGCTGAAATAAATCCAAACAATCACAGGTCTGGTTTTGCAGTGCTTAACTTTTTTAATGGCCAATTGTTATGGCCGGAATTAGTCCACAAGTTTGATGAAGATCAGATTCAATTCCGTGGAGAAGTCATTGATGTAGGTGCATTTTGAGTGCATGGCTAATCATTTTGACGGGGGGCATCTATGCCTATATTGCGGGTGAGCAGCTATTAAAAGATAACCCGCACATGGCCATTGTCTATGCGGGTTATGCGTTTAGCAACGTGGGGCTTTACCTGTTGGCAAAATAGCCAACACTTATTCTTCTTCTATAACTTCTTCTTCTTCAGTGTCATCCTCAGAGTTGTCAATTGCTTCATAGTCAACCGCCCAGCCATGCTCCTGCTGGAATGTAATAAACTCAGAAATGATCTGTAGTTTTTCGAAATCATGTGAGTGGATGGTAAGGGTTTCATCGGAAGCCCAATCTAATTCAATTGTCAATTCGTACATAATTTTCCCCTGTTAGCGCAACAAATTGTTGCAATTAAATATTAGGTTAAATTTGTGTCAGTCAAATGTCCTTTTTGAAGACTCCGTTGGGCAAAAGAGTGCCCCTACGATTTTTAATCTG